CACCCGCCGCACTACACCCACCTGCCGGTGGAGGCGATTGAGATTACCGAGCACTTTAACTTTTGCATGGGCAATGCGCTAAAGTACATCATCAGGGCGGACCACAAGGGGAAGCCGATTGAGGACTTGCGTAAGGCAGTCTGGTACCTGAACCGCGAGATTGAGAGAAGGCTAGATGCCGACGTACACCTATAAATGTGAGAATAGCCACCAGAAGGATATCTTCCACGGGATGCAGGAATCGCCTAGGCTTTACTGTCACTGTGGGAAGCCGCTGAAGAAGGGCTTTGGAGTTGGAAGCGTGAGCTTTAAAGGCGAGGGCTTCTACTCTACAGATAAAAAGAAATGATTGAAAACGTCCTAGATGCTGTGATTTCTGACCTAAGGCTCAGAAGTCGGAAGCAAGAATACCTGAATGACCCAGCGCTCTGGGCCAAAGAAGTGCTTGGTAAGCACATGTGGTCCAAGCAGCAGGAGATTGCTAAGTCGGTTGTGGATAACTCACACACTGCGGTAGTCTCTTGCAACGGTGCGGGCAAGTCGGGGCTTGCTGGAATGCTAGGCGTTTGGTGGATTGCAACTCACGACCCTTACGACGTAGCGCTGATTTGTTCGGCTCCAACGTACGTACAGATTGCACGAGTGCTGTTCCGTGAGATTCAGGATAACTTCAAGCTGGCCGAGAAGCATGGGCACAAGCTGCCGGGCTACATCACTCAGGGCCAGGAGTGGAAGCTGGATGACGGAACTGTAATTGCCTTCGGCCGCAGACCTGCAGATAAAGACATCGTGTCTGCGTTCCAGGGTATTCACCGTAGATACGTGATGGTGATTCTGGATGAGGCCGGTGGTATTCCGGAGGACCTTTACACCGCTACCGAAGCTGTGACCAACACCGAGGGCGCTAGGGTTTTGGCAATTGGAAACCCTGACAACAGAGGAACCCCGTTTCACAAGATTTTCCGTGATGACCCAACTTGGCACAAGATTAAGATTAGTGCGTTCGACACCCCCAACTTCACGGCAGAAAAGGACAGCGTTCCTCCGGAACTGCTGCCGCTTCTAATCCAGCCAACTTGGGTTGAAAAGCAAAAGATTTCCTGGGGCGAGGACTCTGCCCGCTACCGCTCAAAGATTCTGGCCGAGTTCCCAGACGAAGCCGATAACACTTTCTTCTCCCAGTCGAACATCGACAAGGGTATCGACACGGACATCCAAGAGGATATGACCGTCAAGGCTGTGCTCGGTGTCGACGTTGCTCGCTTTGGTGAAGACGATAGCGTAGCTTACATAAATCGCGGCGGGCGGCTACGCCGCCTAGAAACTTGGTCGAAGGCAACCGCAACTGAGACCGCAAACCGAATCCATAGGATGGCGATTGATAATGCTGTATCTGAAGTACGTATTGACGCGGCTGGTCTTGGTGGCCCTGTTGTTGACCTTGTTGCCGCTCTTAGTGATGGCAAGTATCTTGTTATTTCCATGTATGGTTCTGCTGCTAGCCCTGATAAAACTCGTTGGCACAATGCAAGAGCAGCGAACTACGATGCTCTTAAGGAAGGCCTCTCGGCAGGCAAGATAGACCTAGACCCAGATGACAAGGTGCTGCTTGAGGAAATCTTGATGATTAGCTACAAGTTCACACCCAAGGGCGCAATCCTAATTGAGTCTAAGGACGACATGCGAAGCCGCGGAGTTAAGTCTCCGGACTCCTTGGATGCTGCGGTTTACGCTTGTGCCGACCTATCTGGCCTGCTGAATAACCCATGGGGCGACAAAAAGCCTGGCGATGTCATTGGAATGGACTACTCAATGCTGGAGAAGCAGGACCCATTCTTGTCCAGTTGGTCATGGTAGAATAGTTTTATTCGACTTTTAGAGGATTTTTCTATGGATTTCAGCAAACTTACCGAGCAATTTGCAGCAATTGCTAACGAAAATGAGATGCTTAAGGAATCCTACGCTTCGATGGCGCAGGCTATCCTGGCATTTGATGACAATGGCTGGAACGAAGTAAGTGCTGCTGCGAGCGTAGATGAGTTTGCACTGCAGGATTTGAAGGACGCATCCAAGCGAATCCGCGAATTGACCGAAGGTAACCCACTTCTAAAGCGTGGAGCTGCCCTTCGCACCAGCTACGTGTTCGGCAAGGGCCTAAGCTTTGGCGAGCTACAGCCTCGCTTCAAGCGCTTCATTGATGACCCTGTGAACCAAGACACCATCTTCTCGCCTGAGGCACAGGCAATCAACGAGCGCAGCCACTTCACTGACGGCCAGTTCTTCTTGCTTGGCAATGTCTCCACCAAGCAGTTCCAGCGAGTGCCGTTCTCTGAGATTAGTGCTGTGGTTACTAACCCAGACAACCCAGAAGAGCTTTGGTACATCCGTCGCACCTGGACCCGAAAGGGTCAGAACCTAGCTGGCCAGGGCAGTCAGGATGTTGCGCTAAACATCTGGTACCCAGTTGACACCTACAAGCCAGCCAACGGCCGCTATGTTCCACGCATTGGCGAGTACCCTGTGGACGCAAAGTTCCTGATGTTCCCAAGCCGCGTTAACCGCAGGGCTGGCCGCACCTTTGGAACCCCTGACGCTTTGCCAGCTGTGCCATGGGCGCACGCCTACAACGAGTTCCTGAAAGATGGAAGCCGTATGCTTAAGGCTCTGTCGATGTTCGCATGGCAGCTAAAGTCCAAGACCAAGGCTGGCGTTCAGAACGCCGCGGCTGCGATTGCGACTCCAGCATCAGCTGGCTCCACCGCTGTGCTAGGTTCGGACATGGAGCTTAGCTCGATGCCAAGAGCTGGAAGCGTGGACCTAACCGATGGTCGTCCGCTTGGCTCGATGGTTGCATCGGCGCTTGAGGTTTCGGTTGTTGCACTACTTTCTGACCCAGGAAGTTCGGGTGCCTACGGCACCGCACAAACTTTGGACGTGCCAACCCTAAAGGCAATGGAGGCCAGACAGCACGTCTGGACCCAGTTCTACAAGCGTATCATGGAGTTCTTGGGCATCCGCGACGCACAGGTTAACTGGCCTAAGATTGAGTCTGAGCCAAGCCAGCGTTTGATGCAGGCACTTGCACTTGCTCACGAGACCGGAGCAATCTGGGACGACGAGTACCGCGAGGCAGTCATCGAGACCTTAGACGTGCCTAGACTTCACAGCACTCCTCCAGGAGTACAGGCAGCAGCCGACGGCGGTTCTGCTATACCATCTCAGGGCAACTCTGGCGCTGTAGGCTCAATGCAGGACAACGCAAACGACCTCGCTCAAGCTGACGCAAACCCCACAGCATAACAGTCTGGTATAATTAATCCCAATGATTAATTCATGGGAGATTTTATGGCAGTTCAGCTAAGCGAGTCGCTAGGCTTTGCGCCTGTTACCACAAAGGGTAACAAGTGGCGCGTCAAGGTTATCGAGTCCGGTTGGGGTTCCTCCGGATACTACCCTGCTACCATGCTGGCCGCATATGGCCCAGGTGTCTTCAAGAAGGGCACCAAAGTCTTTATGAATCATCCCTCCATGTCGGAGTCTTCAGACCGTCCTGAGCGTGACGTGCATCAGCTTGCTGGCAAGCTAGCTTCTGATGCCGTCTTCCAAGAAGGCGCACTTTATGCGGACGTTGAATTTTATTCTCACTATGCCCCGATTATTCGGGAGATGGCTGAGGATGTAGGTTTGTCTATCCACGCGTTTGGCGAAGCTAACGTAGGCGAGGCAGAGGGTCGTACCGGACCCATCATCGAAACTTTGGTGGCAGACCCACTGACGAGCGTAGATGTTGTAACCGTAGCCGGAGCTGGAGGCAAGTTCTTGACTCTTCTCGAAAGCTACACTAGAAAGGACGATGAAGTCGTAGAGATTTCGGAATCCGTATCGGAAGGAAATGAAAGCATGATTACAAAGGAAGAGTTTGAGGCCGCTATTGACGACCTTAAGTCCACCCTTGTTGAGGCTCTCACTCCTCTACGCGAGTCGATTTCGGTTCTAGTAGAGGCTGCCACTCCTGCCGAGGTAGAGGAAGTTCCAGCTGAGGCCGAAGAGGTTGACGCTGAGGACGCAATCGACCCTGTAGATGTGGCTGTGAAGTTCAACGAATCTGGCTTGCCTAAGCTTGCTCTGTCCCGTGTGGCAGAGGCGCTTAAGAGCGAAGCTAACACCAAGTCTGTTGATGAGCTAATTGCTGACGAGAAGTCTTATGTCGTCGCAGTTACCGAGTCAGCTGCAGCTGCGAGTGACACCTTTGGCGTTATTCAGGAAGCAATCACCACCACAAAGACCGATGAGTTCGACGCTATTGTCGCACGCATCTCGAAGAAGTAAGGAAAAGTAAATGGCTCTTAACGAGATTTACGTAGATGCTAATGAAATCACCCTTCCTGTACACACCTCTGTCACCTCTGGCAAGTTTGTAAAGGTTGGCGATGTCGTTGGCGTTGCACTAGGAAACGCAAAGGCAGGCGAGGACGCAAGCACCTACGCTACCCTAAAGCTATCCGGTGCGTTCACCATCCCATTCAAGTCTGGCGACACTTTTGACGTTGGACAGAAGGCATACGGAGTTGCGAACAGCACTTCTGGCATCATCCCTGAGGCTCAGGAGTCCAGCTCCAGCGCCAAGCTAATTGGCCACGTTATCAAGGTAACCACTACTGACGTAGTTGTTCGCTTGGCTCAGAACTAAGGATAGATAGAATGACTGAAAAGATTACCGCACGTCAGCTAGAGGCTGCAAAGCTTCTTGAAGGTGCCCTACGCGGCGACCGCTCCGACAAGCTAAAGCTACAGGAAGGTATCTCTACCTCTGACCTGCCAGTACAGCTTGCTCCAACCATCAACAAGATTATGTTGGAGAACTACGCAGCTCAGCCTAAGGTATGGGACCGTTTCGCAACCCGTCTAGTAGTAGACGACTTCCGCCCAGTAACCTTCCAGAGCATGCGTTACGAGGACGAGGGTCTAGACAACGCAGGCGACAAGTTCCGTGATGGCTCGCTACCTACCGTTGCCGAGTACGGCGAGTACCCAACCGCTGGTTGGTTCTCCGTAACCGAGCAGACCATGGCTGTGAAGAAGGCCGGAACTCGTATCCGCTTCTCATGGGAGACCATCGTTAACGACGGTCAGATTGGTCTACTAGAGCGTCTACCACTTGAGCTTGCACAAAAGGCAGCTGGCAAGGAAGACGAAGAAGTTACCAAGCAGCTAGTTGCAGCTGGCGGTCTAAACACCACCAACTTCAAGTCCGGTAACCAGAACTTGCTTTCTGGCAACCCAGCTCTATCCCTAGAGTCCCTAGAGGACGCTATCGAGGCTGCTAACTTGCAGACCTACAACGGCAACCTAATCACTCCTGTGACCCGCTTTGCCCTAGTAATCCCTCGTTCACTAGAGATGACCGCTCGTCGTATCCTGGCTGTTCAGTCTGTGCGTACCGAGACCACCTCTGGTTCAACCGTAACCTCTCTTGTAACCGGAAACCCAATCGGTTCTCAGGTTGAGATTGTTGTCAACGACTGGCTAACCAAGATTAACTCTGGCGCTGGCAACTACTGGTTCCTAATCCCAGTCCCAGGACAGTCCCTAAACCCAGGTGTAGCCCTAGGCTTCCTACGTGGTTACGAGACTCCTGAGCTACGTATCAAGATGAACGGTGGCACCTACCTAGGTGGCGGCGACGTTCCTGCTCGTGAGGGTTCGTTCGACAACGACGACTTCGAGATGAGAATTCGTCACATCGCAACCGGTGGCTTCATTGTCCCAACCGGAACCATCGCATCGACTGGTGCAGGTTCATAAATCTAACCTCTTCTTGGTTGCAGAAACCCTCACCTTCGGGTGGGGGTTTTCTGTTTCTAGGTGGATGTATAATAGTCAACCCCCTAAAAACTAAAAAGGATTATTTTATGTCTCAAGTAACTGTTTACACCCTGCCATCCTGCGTCCAGTGCGATAGCACTAAGCGTTACTTGCAACGAGAAATGATTGAATTTGTGGAGGTAAAGCTCCAAGATGACCCACAGGCGTACGAAATGGTCACGGCTAAGGGATTCACCCAGGCCCCGATTGTAATGGCGGGAGAACGCATCTGGAGCGGTTTTAGAATGGATGAGCTAAAGCTATTAAAGGCTGCATAGTTTTATCCCGTGGTATAATATAACCAGTTGCGGCTCCTCCTTCTGCAACTTTATAGTGCACTGTAAGCCCGCCCTGTTGAGTAATCTCCGGGGCGGGTTTCCTCTAACTGCCTGATAGAATAGTAGGACGATGATTATTTTTCCGGACAGCAATCTTCCGCCTCAGTCCCAAGAGTGGGCTGATAAGGTCGAGAAGGAAATTGTCCGCATCGACAAGAAGCAGGGCGGAAGCGGAGCGTCAGGCTCTGATGGAGCACGTGGTCCTCAGGGGCCAGCTGGTCCACAAGGCCCGAAAGGAGACCAAGGTGAACAAGGTCCTCAAGGTATTCAAGGTATTCAGGGCGAGCAAGGCGACACTGGGCCTCAGGGTGAAACTGGACCTGCAGGCGCTGATGGTGCAGATGGCGCTACAGGACCTCAAGGAGAAACCGGCCCCCAAGGTCAGCAGGGCGAGCAAGGTCCTACCGGTGCAACTGGACCTACCGGTCCGCAGGGTGACACGGGACCTATGGGTCCTATGGGACCTCAAGGACCTCAAGGTTCGGTCGGTGCTACTGGACCAGCCGGTGCGGATGGAGCACAGGGTCCGCAGGGCGAAGTGGGTCCTCAAGGTCCGACTGGCGCAACTGGGGCTACTGGTGCTCAAGGGCCTAAGGGCGACACTGGGGACCAAGGTCTTACGGGACTTTCCGCCTATCAAGTAGCACAGCTAGATGGCTTTACCGGAACTGAGAGCGAATGGCTTGCAAGTTTAGTTGGGCCTCAAGGAGAGACTGGAGCAACAGGTCCTGCAGGTGCAGACGGTGCTGACGGTCAACCGTATGGTAACATTGATGGAGGAAAGGCCAACAGCGTGTATGGTGGAATTAGCCCGCTAGTGGGCGGAAATGCGAGTAGCTTCTAATGGCAGTACAGATACAGCTTAGAAACGATACCGCTGCAGCTTGGACATCGGCAAACCCAGTCTTAGCACAGGGTGAGCTAGGCGTTGAGAGCGACACAAAACTTATCAAACTTGGCGATGGAATTAACAATTGGAACGACCTAGACTACGGGCTTCTAGAGCGACCAACCGAAATTGACGGCGGGACTGCCTAATAGAATGGAAGCATAATGGCCCTACCTACTAACGTAAACTACGGAACTGTTGTTGGACAGTTTCTTCTGGCGTATGCCGACAGCAACGATTCAGGCGACCAGCCAGATGGCATTCCGGCTAAGGGCAGTATCTTTTTCCGCCCTAGCCCAATCAAGCTTCTAGACGGGTCCTCAAGCCCCAACCCAGTAACCATTCTGCCAGCTGTAGTCGAGGCAACCCTTGACTCAGAGGGCTACCTGTGCGGCTACGGAACCACCCGCGGTATCAAGCTGGTAGCAACCGACGACGCTGACATGAACCCAGTTGACTGGACTTGGACTGTGGAGTTCAGA